ACTTGATTTTTTTGGTGGTTTTCTTCTTAGCAGTCTCGGTTTTCACCTCAACTTTAGAAGGCTTGCTTTTTGCATCAGCAAGTTTTTGAAAAAAAGTCTTGCTCATGAGAAAAGCAATGATTAGTTTTTATGTTATCAAGATTACTTCTTTTTGCCCCCTTTCTTGTTTTTTTTCTTTTTACCGTAAGGCATGAGTTTACAAAAGGCACTAATCTTATTAAGATAAGAGCAAGCCGAAAAAAGTCAATGGCTAAAAAAGAACCTTACATAGACAAGAGCCCATTTACTGCTATTGGGATCAGCTACAACATCGACCCTGATGACGACAGGACAAACAAAGAAATAGATAAAGATCTTGACAACTACTTAGAAGAGCAAGGAGTCAAAACAGAAACAATCAACCTTTCAGAAAAACCAGATTATCTTAAATAGCTTGTAAAACAACTTCAGTCATAGAGAAGTCTACTGTTTTTGGCCCACCTTCAACTAGAGGCTCTTTCCAGTTTTTTGTGTTCTTACTAATAACCTTGTACCTAACCCCACTTGGTTGCAATATTTCGCTTTCATTCATTCCGTTTAAACGTTCAATTGGTGCTCCATGTTTGTTGACGTGCCTGAATACAATTCCATGATTACCATCTCCTATTTCTCCTTTTGCAAATTTTAAAGCAGTTCTTGGACTTGTAGACCAACTTTCCATTGTCGATACAGCTTCTCCTCTCTCCATATTCTGAAGCACCTCATCAACAATACTTTTTTTGTGAACGGTCATACCTCTGTAAATTGTTCCATTTGGTTGTTTTGTGTAGAAAGGATTTTTATGCAATTTATCAGTTTCGTTTATAAAGCGTGTTGGCCCATTCCATTTAGGTGTGTTTGCTATATATCTTTCCATCTTGTCAGCGTTCCTAGCTATCAAATCAATTTGAGATGGAGTCATAAATTTGTTATCTCTTATCCTTCTATTTAAAAGTCCAAGCTCGTTAGGGTTTAATTGTTTCCCTACTGATTGTGCTTGTTTGACTTGAACGGCTCGGATGTCATAGAAATAATTTCCTGTCCAATTGCTTACTTGCTCTTCTGCATCCTTTAATTGAGCCACCGACATGTCATAGTCTTTGACAGCATTTTTAGTATTAGCTGTGTAATAAAGGTCGTCAGTTTTTTTCTTTCCATTTCTGAGAGCCTTCCGAGGTGGCGGCGGTGTCATCTTGTCAGTACTTCCAATATTTTTTTGAATAAAAGATGGATCATCCCATTTCTTTAAAGGCGTTCTAGGTTTAACAGGCTTGGCAGGAAGTAATGACTTCTTAAAGGCTTTATCGTATTTCTGTTGAAGCTTGGCAATTTCTTTTTTCTCTACAAGCTTGCCGAGTTCTTTGGGTGTGATCGTATTATATTTTCCTTTTGGAATTAGAGTATCATTAAAAGCCTTTTGATTATTAAACCAATTCTGATGTACTTTATTTGTTAGATCTGTTTTTTTAAAGTTCTCCAGCTTCTTTTTAGTGACATCATCTAATTTTTGGAACGTCGCAATTTCTGGTTTTAATTCTCCAGCAGAAGCCTTTTTAGCCTGAGTTTCAATGACAGATTTATCTATCATTTTCTTCTGTGCTGCTGTTAAAGGCTTATATGGAACAAGCCCTGCTTTTTCTGCTGCTGTCATATACTTCCCTTCTTTAGCAATTAAGGCTTTTGAAGGTGGTTTAATCTTTTCAAATGCAGCAAGTGATTTTTTCTCTTTATCTGAAAGCAGTTTTGTCTTTTTAGGTTTTGCTGCCAGTTTCTTAGATGGTGTTTTTGTATATGTCTTTTGTAGTTGCTTTAATGTCTTAGATGATCCATCCTCGCGAACAAGCTTTTTCAATGCTTGATCAGGGCCATATTTCTTTGACAAGGCATTAAAATATTTGACTTTATTCTTACCCAAACTTTTTGCTTTATAACTTGCCGATTGATCTTTTAACCATTTTCCATAGCTAGTGCCAGCAGGAACAGAGCCACCTTCTGCTGCTCTTTTTCCTAATGGTGTCTTAGGTGGTGTGATTCCTAAACCTTCATAATCCAATACAGCAACAGTTCGACAACGACAACCGAAATGCTGTGGAGGTGTTGGCCCTTCTCCATATTTAAAAACTTGCTGATCTAACACTCGACATTCAGGAGCAGTTCGAGCATCAAGCGTTGCCACCCATTTATATTTCTTTGTTAGGTCTTGATTGTTTTCATAAACAGCTTGTGCTGCATCATTACTAACTTGCTGAACACTTGTCCTGACTAAATTTGTGACTTGATTTGGTTTAAATGGCTTTCCATCTTCAAAAATTAATTGATCTCTCAACCTTCTAGCTAATTGAGCAGTTGGTTCACCTGTTAACAGGCCATCTCGAACAGTTCGACCAAACAATTCTCCTTGCTTTGCTGCTAAACCTCTAAATGCCTGTTTTAAATTTTGACCATTAGGAAGATTAACAAGAGATCCTTGCTTAGAAGTTAAAGAAAACTTTTGTGGAATCCCTTTTACTTTTGCCTGTAGATCATCACTCAATAAAGAAGCATTTATATCAATAGGATTACTATTGACAACCGATTCTGCATATCCCTTTGTGACATTTAAAGGATTAACGACAGCATTGCTAACAGCAGGGACATTTGGAAGAGCTTTCTGTAGTTGAAGTTGTGCAAACTCACTTTGTAATCTTGTTATGCCGTCAAGTTCTTTGACCATTTGAGCAGCACTTTTGTTTGACCAGCCTTTCAAACTTGCATCTAATTGTTTAAGAAGAGAACGCAACCGATCAGCTTTATATTTGGGCTGCTTTGCTCTTGGCATCCTTTCAATTCTTGCCAACTGGTCGATGGCGTCATTAATTATTCGGTCATATTGTTTGACAAGTTTCTTAGACGTTCCATTGCTGAAACGATTTAGATCAAGCGTGTTTCTATAAACGCTTTCTGGAACATCACCAGTAGCCATTACTAATCATCCTCGTTTTCTTCCTCTAATTCATCTTCATCCTCTAAATCATCATCGTCTTCTTCTATTTCTTCCTCTGGTTGTTCCATATCTATTAAGCCAGCTTGTTCAGTTGATTCAAGTTCTTCCTCAACGTCAAAGTCATCTCCAAGAACCTCTCCTTCGACAAGTTGTTTCAACATTGTCTCCTGTGAGATAGTGCCAGCAGTATAAAGTTGCAGCAAGCTTCCAATCTCTTGAGGATCAAGACGAGAAGCCAAGAAGTCACGATTTACAAAGCAACTGCCAGATTCATTAGTGCCTAGATATTTTGCATGATACAAAAGGGAATTATCAATCATATCTTGCATCTGTTGTGCGACCACCTGCATCGTGCTATCGCCTTGTGATCTATCTATCCGCTTTGCTTCTGCTGTCTCTGCCGATAGTTTTTGCCCAAGGACTGCTGCCAAACCAAGCTCATTAATTTGTGAGGCAACTTGTTCAAGTCTTTTAAATTGTGCATCATAGCTGCGACCACTAGGTTCTATATATTCAGCACGGCCTTCAGCAGGGAAAGCAATTGCTTCCCCAGGGCCAGCAGATACTTCCTCGCTAGATTGTGGAAACCCATAAAAAGCAAGCATAGGGACAGCCGACAAATGTAATTGATTATCGAGGTCTGATTGGATTTGATAAGTCTTGAGATTTAATTCCGCTATGTCCTCCATTGGCGGACGTGATTCCATCCAATTAATCCTGTTGGAATAAGCAACAGAAAAAGGAATCTCACTTAAAGAGGTTGTACCCTCCTCATATATTGCATAATTGCCATCATCATCTTTTCTGTGAATTTCAAAAGCTCCAGGTGTTAACAATCGAACTTGTTCAACCTGTTTTTCACCGTAGAGGCCATCAGGTTCAAAAACTTTTTCTAACAGTCTTAACTGCGTAAATTTCTGCTGACCATCTACTAATTCACTTCGCCATCCAAGAATTTCTCTAGGACTATATGTAACCCAATAAGGCCGACCATTTGCATCAGCAGGAGCATCAACCAAAACACCACAATGCCCGTAACGGATCATTTTACGGGCAGTCTCATAAGTCCAGACATTAAGATCATTTCCTTGAAGATCTACATCAAAAAGATTTTCTCTGATCGTGTCACTAACGTCATTTAATCTGACAGGTTTCCTAGTTAGCATTCCCGCCAACATTCTCTCAAGCCGTTGATAATAAGGAGGACAAACTGAACGGGCTAACCTGTTGTCATAAGATTCGTCTAATTCTCTAGGTTCTTGAGGTAAATATCTCCTATGACGACGACGCATTTCATAGGTTCCATTTAATAAATCTTCAATAAGACCCCAGTGAGGTTCCTGTGCATACCAAGCAGAACAAGGTTCATTAATTTCCGTTGAAGTGCCTGTTTTTTTCCTGCTGTAATGATTGAATCCGCTATACACGATGAAAACCTCGGTCTATGTGAACAGTTTAGCCATCTTTTAATAGATCCTAATACCTGTAGAGCGTCCAGAGTTCATGTGTAATGGATTGAACTCTCTCCAAATCATATAACCGAGAGAATCTGCCATGTGATCAAGGTTTTGAGATTTATCAGGAGAACCATCTTCTGCATAGGCTTGAAGCTCTAAAGATTCAATTGTTTTTTTACAACGAGGATGAATGTGCAGTCTTATTTCTTCTTTTCCATTAAGCAACATTGCTTGAACTGCTGCAACTCGATCTCTGATATAGGGGTTACTTGCTGGTGATAAGTTTGTGATTTTTCTTTGCTGTAAAAGTTCGATGTCGGTCTTAGCAGCATTTGTTGATCTGTTTCCTCCTGAAGCGTCTGGGTA